AATGTTTGAAGGTTCTTCTATTATTAATACTGTTTCTGACTGGTTAAGCAGTTTCTGGGAATGGTTTACAGGATGGTTACCAGACTTAACCGACATATCTAGAAGAGTTACTGAAAAAGTAACTAATATGTTGCCTGATTGGTTAAAAGATTCCATAGGGTTAGGCACAATGGATGAAGCAGCTGCACGGTTACAAGAACAAAATGCGTTGAGATTGCTTCCATCTATTGATCCAAATCAGGATGGTAAAATAACACCTGATGAGATTAATAGAATTATAGGATCTGGAGACTATAGAGTTAATTTATTAGGCGATGCTATTAATAAGTATAATGAAGCACGCACGGCTAGAGGAGAAGAAGTTCTTCCAGCTACTGCAGGGGCTATAGCGGCAGCGGGGGTGACAATCAATTATAATACTATTGACCAAAGTCAAAAATCAACTACTGCAGTACAAAATGAAAATAAAACTATTGCAACTACTCCAGCTGGATATGATAGACTAGATCAAGTCCTGACTAGTAGAATGGACAAATTCTATTCTGGATTTAGAATTGGTGGTCGTCAATTCTAATAAAAAAGGCCCCGAAGGGCCTTTTCTTTAATCCTCTGCTGCCAACTTAGCAAAGTAACTCATTGTATCGTCTTCATCCATCGAGGATTCAGCCGTACTCATAGTAGGAGCAGGAGCTGAAGCCGCAGTTGGCGCGGAAGCTGAGGGAAAGTCAGGAATCTCATCATCAAGTTCCTCAACTACCTTACGAGCAATAGGTGAAGATGATTCACCAAGAACCAAAGACAAACGAGCTTTGAGCTCATCATAAGTCTTATAGTTCTTTGGATCAGACCACTCTGAAAGATCGTGCTGTTGGTTATACACAGCTTCTTTACCGTCTTCATCACCAGGAAGTAGTTCAGAAGGAGTTTTGAATGAAGAGGCATCGTAGTTTGGATAACCTTCAACCTTACGAATCTTTAGAGTAAAGTCAGCACCATTCCACATGTCAAATGGATTTACAGGTGCTTCATCAGGAAACTGTGGTTGCATTGAATCCATAATCTTATCAAAGATTTTTTTACCAAAGCGATACAGTTTTACCTGACCCTCATTCTCTGGATTTGCTGGATCTGCAACGATAAGTACGTTAGCAACATAACGTAGATTACGTTTACGTTCGCGTACTGTACGCTTTGCTTCATCAGATCCATCTTCATTCCAAAGACGTGAGTTCATTTCAGCCAACGGATCTTGTTGGCCAATTGATGTCAATGATTTTTCTACGTACCATTGACCTGTTGGGCCCTTAAAGAAGTGGTCCCAATAACGCACCCAAGGAGTAGGCGCATCAGCGTCTCCAGGTAGGAAACGAATTACAGCATAACCGTTACCAGCCTTATCACGTGTAGGCTGCCAAAAGCGTGTATCTTCTGTACGGGATTGTTGACCTGTACCGTCTTGTGCTTGTTGAACAAGCGATGTAAGATCAGTACGTTTGGATTTAAGTGCTGCGAATGACATGTGTATTTCTCCGTATATTAATGTATGTCTTATTGTCCACGTTATAATTCTATCATAATATAAATTCGATGTAAACTACTTTTTGTGTATCCAGCAAACTAAAACTTGACGTTCGCCTGCTGTTACTTTATTTATCTGATGGGGCGTAGTTTTGGCATTGAAAAAGATTGTTTCCCCAACATTTAGTTTGATTGTATCACTATACAATTCATCCGGTGTCCATATGACAAAGTCTCCACCTGTAAGATCCTCTGTCATAGAAATAATAGTTGATGTAGAATATTCTCTACCACCACCTCTACTGTCGTTAATATGATCTATATGTTTTCTAAAATGGTCTCCAACACCATATTTTAAGAATTGCATTTCCTTTAAAACATAATCATTAGCATTAAGTTCAGGATTCCAAACTTCTACAAGATTAAGAAGAGCTTGGGAAATGTCTGGAAATTCTTTTGGATCTATACTTTTTAAAATAGTAGACCGGACTCTTTTATCAATCCGAGTTTTCCCACCACCATAAACACCAGCCTGTATTTCATCAACATCCCAATCAACTAATTCTTCTAAAGATTCATAAGGAACTACATTCTGTCGTAAATATAATTTATCCATTTTCTTTAAATCAATATTGTAAAATTCCATAGCTCAATCAAATGGTAATGAGTTTTGTTGGGGCAAAAAGTTTAACTTCATAGCCTCTGCCTCCAACTTGTTTTTAATAATAGGTGATATAAACTTACGTACATCTTCTAAGTCTACATCATGCTTTTCACAGAGAAAAATGATAGCATCCATATAGGATGATTTATGATTCTTCACTGTCTTCTCTATCATTTTTCCGAATTCGCTTTTTGTTAAAAACTGCTTTTGCTCTTGCATGGTCCTCAGCTGCCATTTCATGTGTGTATTCTTCTCCCATATCCGGATAGAAAACTCCTGGAGTTCTCTTTGGAGTTCCATCAGGATAATATGCCATTGCTACGCTACGAAGGCGTATACTGTTTTGCTTTTCAGCTCCATAACGATGATCTCTATAAACGCCGTCATTTAGATAACGTTGCAAATTGAAAACATAAGTTTCAGTATCCCAATACTGACGACGAAGACCAGGATCTTTACTATCCTTACAATCTTTCAAAGCAGCCAAAAGATCTTTCTGTTCTTTTAGCCATTCTTTGACTTTGCGAGGAGCCAGTGGATGATCAGCATCTAGATCTCGAATGGATTCATCAATAGATAAATTCTTTGCAGGACCACGAGCCTCACGTGCTTTTGCAAGACGTTCAACCATTGCTGCCTTTTGCTCATCTGTAAGTTGTCTTTTCTTACGACGTTTGATTGGTTTCACCGTAGAGTTCTTTGATAGTTCTTCACGGATTTGCATACGTTTAGATTTACGAGCCATATTGATTCCTCCATCATATAATATTATTCTATCACATTTTTACGCAAATGTAAACAAAAAAGTTTTGTTTGGAATCAATTACTTATCATCAATTGGAAAAAGTTCAATTTCTCCATCTTCATTTCTTTCCCAATTGACCATACCCTTGTCTACAAGGAACATGATTGTGTTTTCAATTATATCATCTTGATTTTTAAATTCTAGAGATCTTCCAACCATAAAGGCTGCAGCACTAGCTGCAAAGAATAAAAACAACATAACAGCTTGAGTTGAAACAAAAATCATGTATTCCTCCTTGTAGTTACAAATCTATTTATATCAGCTAAAAGAGATGACGCTATCAACTCGGAAAGATCGCCATTCGCCTTTATTGACATCCACAACACGGATGACGTCTTCAGAATAGCCTCGGCTTCCTGATTCAGTATTAGCATCTTTAAATCCTTCAGGAATAGCTGACTCTTGTAGAGTACACATCATATCACGTTCTTCACCATTTGTTTTCTTAAAAATTACACGGCAATCACGTTTACGAAGTTCATTAATCATATCTGTACGGTTCACTGTAATCTCCTCAGTATCATAAAATATTCCAGTCATTGATAAAATTCCTTAAATCTTTTGAGTTGTTTATAACGAAAGACTCTGGCCCTCCTGTGTTGATTGATACATCTTTCCAATTAGATAGTGTAACAATTCTTTTATTATAGTGATATGCTATTTGCTGACCTAAGCCTTCATAGCCAATACAAAGTCTAGCATTCCTTATAGTAGAAAATACCTGTTCAATATCCATTCTATAATCTATGTAATGTACTTCATTACTTGTAGAAAGTATGTCAAAAAAATCTGACTTATCAATTGGCATTTTATCATGTGTAACAGGATCGAAATTGCTATATGGATGCCAAGCTGCAATGTAAGGTTGAGATTGTGGCTTTTCTTTTGTCTTTAACTTAGGACAGCCTAACACATCTCGTACTTGTTTTGCATACTCCTTTTTTAAGAGGTTAGTATATCTATGCTTATAGTTTTTAATAGAACCAATTTCGAGAATGTAACGGAAATCTAAATCATAATGATCCAGTACTTTTTTGATATTATCAGTTAATGAAATATTTTCTATTGTTACTAAAAATCTCAATACAACTGGTGTTCCATACAACCTTTGTATTTTAGTAGCATAAGAGGCCAAACGTATAATGTCGCCATATCCATAAGAATTTTGTGTAATGATTTCTAAACCATTATCATTCTCATGGATCTTGGCTCCTTTTATAAATTCATCCTTGAGCATACAACCGTTCACAAAGATTTTCTAAAACAGCTTGATTCCAATCAAGCTTTTCTTTTAATTCATCTAATTCATGGTTTAATTTACTGATTTTCTCAGCTTGCTCATGAAGTTTCATTTCTAATTGACTAGTCGTCGTCATTCAGTCCATTCCTTTCCAACTGCTGAAGCATCCCATACCCATTGTCTGTAAGTTGAATCACCGACAACAACAACGTCAGTATCACCAACTTCAGTCCAAACACGATCATCCATCCACCTGTGGTAGTATGCAGGACCACCCCAGACTCTACGAGCCCGTTGATAGGTGGCATCATCCATACCTACATAGTGAATAGTTTTAGTCCCAGTCATTATCAAACCTTGTTGTTTCATACATTGTTTCGCCATAGTACTCTTTAGCGTACTTAGAAGCATCAGTCCAGTGATACATGTTAGACTCTTTTGGAATCTCAATTTTCTTAGGACCGGTTTTGTAGTTTACCATCTCATATGTTTTTTGAGTTTTGGCTTTGACCTTTGCCATTTTCTTACGACGTTGGTCGATTTTTTTGATAAGAGCCATGCGATCTTCATATGTTGTAGCAACTGCCATGTTCATTCCTCCATTTGATAAAACCATACTACACTATTACGATTCAATTGTAAACAAAAAAGTGAGCTACTGCTCATTTTTTTCTACAACTACCAGATCATAAGCACCTTCACTTAGATTAAAAGCTTTCATTAGTTTAAGGTACATCTCAGGCTTCATAGTAACAACGTCATATCTATTCAATTTTTCATTCCACTGTCGAATATGACAATAGTCATCATAAAGGAGAGCTCCAACGTCTTCTAGCTCTCCTGAGTTATCCATGATGGTGATAAGTGTTTCATCCATATCAAATTCGATTGTAATCATCCCCAATCTTTCTTATCGCCACGTTGTTCGTTTTCTTCATAGCCAGCATAGTAGGCTTCGATTTCATCAGCAGTCATACCTTCACGACCTATACGCTGAGAAGTCCCAGTTCCCCCAAGATAATAATGAGGGTTGCTGCCACGGCCGTAGTAGCTATCAGCGCCTCCCCGATCGAAAGGCCCGCCATGACGCGCATCATATTCTTTACCATTGTACTCTACCATTCCCATTACGCTACCTCCGCAATACAGTTAGGAACTTTACCTTCACGGTCTTGACCAAGAATACCAGTGATTAGGTCTTCACGGTTATAAGCAAGATTGATAGTACGAATTGTACCCCATCTCCAAAGACCACGATCATCAACTTCATTGTAAAGTTGCTTATGACGGATGTCTGCTTCTTTTGCAGACTCAAACAATTCGATTACAAAATCGCCTTTAGCGTTATTTGCTTGTACTTGATATTTCATAACCATTCTCCTTCATTTGATATATCTATACTACCATATTGCAAATCGATTGTAAACAAAAAAGTGAGCAGCTAGCTCATTTTTTTATAAATAGAGATAAATCGATTATATAGGAATAGATATGTTTAAGACAATTATGATCCGCGTAAAAGATAATGAGATCTCTGAAAAATATGCTAGATACTGTGCGAAATCGTGGGCAGGATTTGATCTTCGTTTTTATGATGCTATTACTCCAAACACACTACAAAGACAATCTGGTTTAACGTTTGGAACACGCTCGAATGGCCGAGAGCTCACTGATACAGAAAAAGCATGTTTCTATAGTCAATATAATCTTTGGAAAAAATGTGCAATTGAAAATGTACCAATTCTTATTTTAGAGCATGACGCGTATTGTCAAACTCCAGGCGCAATAGAATTTAATCCACATCTACAAGTACAATTCTTTGGACAACATGCAATGGAGGCTGTGATGTTCCATCCGCAATTTGCAAAAAGAATTGTCAATTATTGCGAAAACAATGCAGTGTCTGGTCCTATGCAACTAGTGGATAGTTTATTAGGATATTTTAATAAAGGTTCTCAAAGTAGACATGCACTACCACACGCTAGATATATGGGCCAAATGGCTCCAGTGAAATCGGTGATTGATCCAAAAATTGGAACAACTGTAGATCATGATGGTTCTACAGCAGATAGATTGAAAAAAGATGCTGATCTATTTAAAATAGTAGATCTTTAAACATAGTATCCAATTGCCATAAATCTAGTATAGTTCGGCATTTTCTTAGAACCTTTATATAAAATCTTTGTAAGGTTATTTTGTTTCGCTAATTGCTCTTCAGACTTTACACAATTGATATGCTCTTCAACTGATGTATAATCATTTGATTGCAACGCATATGTGGGACCGTATTCCGCTGGAATATCTGGCATGTGTTCACAACTAGTATTGATAATTAAATCATAACTAGAGTGGTCTGAAAACTCCTCAGCATTCATTGAAATATTAGAATAATTTTTATCTAGATCATTAACTTCAAAATACATATCTCTATGTTTATGAGTCATGGGATTATTATCTAAAAAATCAAACCAACCTACATTACAATTCAATTGCATTAGTTCCCATAGTAATAAACTATTCCAACTTCCAAGAACTAAAACCTTATCCCAATTTGGTGTAAGGTTAGCGATCTCTTCAACCAACCATTTTTTACATTCTATCTGATTAGGCCTAAAGCTTTCTACAACATCAATTGCAGAATAATCTTTTTGTCTTGCCATGTGATAACATAGATTGGCAAGTCTACCTAAAACAACTTCATCCATTACGCTACTTGAAACCACTCTGGAATATTGCGTTTTGTCCAAGCCATTTTGAAACGCGATTGTTTAGTTTGATAGAAAGCACGATAAGCTTTGACCGGATCGCCAAGAGCAATACACTCAGGATAGTCAGCCATTGCTAATTTGAATGGAGTAAGTGGACCAACCGGAATATTACGTGGAGGCTGAATTAAGACGTCTTTCAATTTTGATGTACCATGTTCTTTACCATACCGATATGTATACTCATCGAGCAAGGCTACAAAATGATCGTAGTGCCAGATATAATTGGCATCAGATTCCATAGTCCATACAGTAGATGGATGACCATGATGGACAGCTTTGTATAGCCGTTCTTCTTTGTATGGCTTAGGATGGACCCAATAGTTAATCATACGCTTACCAGATTTTGATGGACGCTTTTCAACATAGCCATCAATCATACGGTGGGCCGTGGATAGCATTTGAGCTGACTCAACAATCATTTTAACTACATGCTTGTCGCATTGTAGCTGTGCGGCTTTGACGGGGTCTTCTGACAAAATAAAAATATTCATAAGAGTATACTATCACGCTTTTTTCTTATTGTAAACAATAAAATGCATCTCACATGCTTTTTCCGATTGTTTATCTGTCCAATCAAAAATCTTTGAGACGTCTTTTAAGAGCTTCTCTTTCGACTTCTCCATCCCATCCCATTGCGAAATCATGTCCCAAAGTATTTCGTCGATTTGCATCCAGTTCATTTCTTTGGATGCTTTCCTGCGCATTGGCTTTTTGTTTAGCGTCTTCTTCTTCACTAATCTTTTTGAATTGTTTGAGGATCCACTCATGATAACGCTCCTGATCTGGCATTTTGATGACCTTTCTTATAAATATTAGAATAGAGAAAAATGGAGGGAACAATGGCCGCAGCAAAGACACTAGAGCCAAATTCAATGTTTGCGCATTTAGACGCAGATGGCGATGGAATAATCACCGACGAAGAAATGGCTCGTGCAAAAGAGATTGCAGAGTTTGAACATAAAACTAGAATGCAAGAAAATGAAGACAAGAAAGAAGACCAGATCCGTGCGATGGCATGGTTTGCTCTATGGGGCATGCTTCTATATCCTGTCACAATCATTGTTACATCCGTAATTGGTCAAGCAACTGCAGCTCAATTAGTAAGCGATATTGCTCCTACTTATTTTGTTGCCATTGCTGGCTTGGTTGCAGCATTCTTTGGTGCTCAGGCTTACTCTAAAGGTAAATCACCTGCAGCTGAAAAGAAATAACTATCCTTGATAGATCGATTGTAAATGATCTTCAAATTCTTCAACTTTGGCCAATCTATTTGGCCAAAGAATATAATCTTTTTCAGGGTTCTTTTTCAAATTATTTAACAACGGAATAATAGCGTTATAGAGTTTATCTAAGCGTTCTTGTGTTGTTAAAGCCAATTGTTCAGCATTATCTGCTTTAGCTGCTGTTTGTTGAACAGCTTGTAGTTCTTGTTCGTCTACAGCTGTAAAACCGAAATCAAAAATGTCTGACATTAGTACCTCTTAGGAATTACTGGTTTCCAATTACCGTCATTACCATATGATCCAACCAATGTAAAGTTATCATATTCGCCAACTGCATAAACCATAGCTGTACGTAAACGAAGAAGCTTGTCTTTCATTAGTTCTTGAGCATAAGCTTTTGCCCATGTAAGATTATCAAAGTTTGGACAATCTTGTTTACGACCACCCGGACGCCATCCAACTACACGAAAGTATAGAGCATTATTACGGATGTTTTCTTCCCATTCATCTACTGGTTTTAGATCTCCACGTTTTGCTACCATAAAAAAATCCTCCTTGTGATGTTATTATTCTATCACAAAGAGGATCAATTGTAAACCATAAAATTATATTTATTCGTCTCGATCTCTTATAGACCATTTAGAATTAAATAAACGCTTTCTCAATTCATAAGTATATCTACTCGTTTCTTTCTTCATATCTACTCTTTTTACTTTATTTACTCGTTTAGAGAATGTAAGACTACAAATTGGATCTCCAGCATGATAAACATATTTAGCATCTTCTTTAGGAAAGAATAGAAATGTATTTAGCTGAATTGGCTTTGATGATTGTTTTAAAATTCCAGGAGAAACACGATATTCTGGCTCACAATATAAGAGTGGTTCGCCAAAATAAATATCAAAATCTTTATTCTTTGCCCAAAAATTTGGTACAGTTTTTAAGATGATCTTTTTTTCTAGATGGCTGCTTTTCATTTCATTAGCATGCCCAATAATCGTAATTGCTTCAGGACTTTGGCATGAATATTTCCAAGTACCATCTTTGCCTGTTTCAATTAAAACATCACATGGCCAAAGTAAATTTGCAGTTCGTGTAAAATATTCGCCTAGTCCTGGACAAGTCTTGACACTTCTTACATTGTTTGCATTATTTGAAATAAGCCTATTCCAATCATTTTTTAACACTTCTCCTAAGCTATTATAGCCATGATGGAAAAGGCTAAGCCTGTCCCACCATGAAGGTCTTAAGACTTTTTGTATGTCTAAGAAATCACGCAGCTCATCGCCTTCTGGAGGGGTGAAATGCTGGCCTGGACGGTTATTAAAATCATATTCTAATACTGACATTATGTTTACTCTTTAAATGCGCTATATTCACCACCAATATAATTGAGATTTAATACTAATCTAGTTTTAGAATTTGTACTAGTGGTACCGAAATGCTCCATAGAACCATCAAAGTAAACAAGTCTATTTGCTTTTGATTCCACCTTTGTGCCATCACTAAATCCAGTATATCCATCATTATCATTAATATAATATACCGCAGTTGTAAATGGAACTGAGATGTTAGCATCGGTGTGAGGCAAAAACTCGTGTACTTTTGGAGTTACTGGAGTTAGATTTAATTTTGCTCTTAATAACATTTCAGGAGCAAGACGGTCTAAAACTGGAGCAATCAATCCAATTTGATCACTTGGACCATTTAAAGCTCCTAGGCCTTTATAAAATATATGGACAAATTGTTGCTCATAAATACTATCTTCAAAATCTTCGCTTCTCGCTTTATATGGATAATAAGTCCAAGGGATCTTTGGTGTATTATTATTTGAACCTATGAGAGTCGTTTTCAAATAAGCAAATTCTGGAGCTGGTAAAAAATCATCAATGACAGTAATACCATTGATGACTTCAATCTTATCTTCTTCTTCAATTTTCATTATATAACCTTATTGATTAGATTCAGTATTATCTATAAAGGTTTCCAATACACCAAAAATGCCTTCAATTTTTTCATGATGTGTATCATGATCTAATTTATGCTGAGCATATAGAGCAGAATGAGCTCCACTCAACTTTAAAAAGTCATTGTTAATATCCACAATCTGTGCTTGTAGATCATCCATACGAGCATCATTTTCTTTGATGCCTTCCGCTAATGTGTAAATAATAACTGCTGCAATAATTTCCATAACTACTCCTTTACTTCAATTCTCATACAAATCGCTTGCTGGTTGACAGGAAAATGACCAAAGCCTATCCCAATATCAGCGCTTAATTGTTCTCGTGCAATAAAGCATTCTGTGTGCGTCTTAAAGACACCGTTTCCGACAGTCATAATTTGACCATCCCAATACGTCATAAATACTAATAACCAAGCCATACTATTATCCTTTATATATTTCAGTGGGGAGACTTTCCGCGGTGTCTCCCCACCTATCTTCACTGTACACCGGAAGACCGTGCATCATTACGAGCTGATGGCCACTCACCATTCCAAAGACTGCAGATCATTGGATGGATTTTAACTGGCGATCCCGGAAGGACTCGAACCCTCAACCTGCTGATTAGAAGTCAGCTGCTCTATCCAGTTGAGCTACGGAACCGTTACTTTACAAAGGTAGTTTGATAAGTTACACCATCAACTGTCCATGTGATGATAGAATAATCGTATACTTTCTTATTTACATCTTTGTATTCAGTAATATTTTCGCATTGGCGTTCAGTCTTATAACCAGTGATTACTGTTTCAGTTTTTGGTTTATTTGCTTTGTCAGCTGCAATGATTCCACCAAGAACTGCACCAGCTGCAGCACCATCATCTTTACCAGTTACACCTTTACCGAGCAAACCACCAAGAATCATACCACCTAGTACATCACTGCCTGATGCACCACCACCTTGACGTGTAACAGTTCCATAGATTGGAACCTCTACGTTTTGACATACTTGACGAGTATAAGGTGTAGATTCAATTACTGTAGCAAACACATCTTCCACGTTTGCTGAGATTTGTTCAGCCATAGCAGGTGTTGCTACTATAGCTGAAGCCATTAGAATACGTATCATTTTTTATCGTAAGCCTCTTTCCAGATTTTTGTTGTATCTTTGGCACCTTTGTTAGCACCAACCATCCATCCCATTAGGAATGACAGAAAGCACATACATAGGACTTCAATTACCAAAAAAGTTTCATAAGACATAGTTTATTCTCCTTCAACATAAAAACGAATAGTTACTAGATTACCATCGCGTTCAGCGACATGATACTCTAGTCCTTTTGAACGAACTAGAGTAGCTAAGATTTTAATTAAAGCAGAATAAGTCATTATGCTGCTTCTACACATTCATTCCAAAATTGCTTTGCACCGTCATCGGTAGCATAACCTTCTTCAGTAGCAAAATCCATATCTGAAGAAAAGTAGCAAGAAGGAGAAATGCCGTACTTGTTAATGAAGTATACACCATCTTCTAATGTATCTGCGCGGCGACCAATCTCACCTTCTGCTGTTTGAATACGAAAGCTAAGACCACCTGAACAAGCATTTACAAAGTTGATTCCGTTTGACATTTTCTATCTCCTTCATTCCTTATATTAATAATCTACCATATTTCAAATAGAATGTAAACAAAAAAGTGAGCAGTCAGCTCATTTTTTTATGGAGAAATTGTTATTTCTTTTACTCTATGTGGTTGGTTTAACACCCAATCTATAACTTCAACACAATAGTCAACAGACATTTTTGGTCCATTATAATGCTCCGCTCGAGGAGTATCAAACCAACCGAACCTAATACTAGTTGTATTTATTCCGCTATGAAACAGCTGTTCATTTGCTTTATCTAAAGCAGCTTTTTCTACGGCATAAGGATGCATTCTATTTTTGATTCCATCACTAGACATAGAACTAATGTTAATAATTCGTTTGCCTTGATGAGCTGCCTTATATAAAAGTCTTACCTGTTCATATCCATCGTGCTTACAATTGATGAATATATCACAAGGCTCTAAAGATCCTACGTTTCCGTATTTCCATGCAAGAGCTTTACCTAATCCACGTCTTGTGCCTGTGATATAAAATTTATCCATTTTTCTTCACTGCATTAAGCATTATCAAAGCGTATCCAAGAGTCTTGATATCGATCTCCTGAATCCCGTCCCAATCTTTCTCCATTATTCTTCTCGCGCATTCTACTACTGTCAATTTTTGTCCATCCATCTAAATCATTCAAGTCAATATTATCAAAGGGGTCGTTACTTATAACTTTCTCTGACACTATCTAGACCTCCTTTTACCCGTGAAGGGTATTCTCCAATAAACGTTCCTGCTTCTAGCATGTCTTTACTTAAGTATTTTTTATGTGGATGCTCTATCTCATCCCAATGATCTAACATGCGTTTTGCTAACATATCAAAAATGCTATCCTCTAATATAGGATCGTCTTCTTCGTAATAGGCATATGCTGCCATTAAGTACCACGGAACATACATATTGATAGAGTCGTCGCATGTATCAATACACGCTTTCTCAATACCTTGTTTGTCCATCCCATTTTTCCTTTAACTGTTTCTCTAAACGATGCGCTTCTTTTTCCCAAGGTCTATCGTCATATGGCATATCCCATGAGTATACCGCTTTTTGAAATCTCACTTCGTGTACCCACTTATAAATCATCCGCTTTGAGACGTATTGCCATACATGAACCATTTCATGTAGGATAGTACTAATCATGTCTTCGAGGGGAAGTGATACATCGATGCGGATCGTAAACTCACGATCACCTTCATCCATACAGTCGCCGTAAACTCCTTGCTTTTCTGCCAACTTGCGTATCGTTCTAATATTTATATAAACAGGTTTTCTGATACGAGGCATAAGGATTTTACTGGCAAACATCACAGCTTCAGTGATGGCCTTCTTACGGTACTTAGCACACTTAGTTTCAAAATCAATAACAATCATACTAGTATTCTATACTATTAAATTACGATTGTAAACTAATTTTTTGTGCGTACCTCAACATTTTCTGGAAGTTGAATTTTAGAGTCAGCATGCTTGTGATAAAGGACAAACTGAGTATTTTTAAACTCATTGAAGATGCCTTTCCAAATAGGACGCCATCTATCATTAAGTCTTACATTATTTGTAGCGCCACGATCAGAATTTAATACAAAATCTGTATAGCTACGTAAGTTCATATCAAAGATTGAATCAAACCCATACATATGGATAGTATCACCTTTCAAACGATTTGCAGCATAGTGAACAGCCATATGACCACAATTAAAATTGGTGTACATGTTTCCAAGAGTTTCATTTGGAAATAGTTTAGTATATGGTGGAATATCAGTATAGAACTCTCTAATTTTATGGCCGAATTTCATTTTAAAGTTACCACGGTTTTGGTCATACCATAGTTTTGGTCTATATCCTAGTACCCAATTGCCATCGATTGTCACGCTACCTTCAGTCAAAGCTGCAGACATTTTAAAGTCAACAATACATGATGCATATAAATTTTCAATTGGCATAGGTGCTTGATTGCAAGCGAGTTTAATACCCTTTGCTGGCTTATACATTTGAGCATTATCGCCATTACCAATTACATGAATATTTCTAGTCATGCTTCCAATAATCCTTTATCCAAGTTTGTGGGTTATATGTTGCCATTGGAGTTACAATGGTTTCCGCCATCGCCTGTTCAATACTTGGTCTTCCGTGGAAACAAACGATTGAAACATCTTTATTCGGTGGTCCTGGATATATATCATATTTGTAAGACTTCAATTTGTCTTTATATTTGTGTTGCAATAAAGTACGTTGATATGGATTAATAATAGAACTTAGATATTCACCATCACCTCTATAAGTGTCTAAAACACGATCATGGCTGAGTACAAATTCATTCCAAATAAAAGAAACAGGATTAAAATCCCATGCCATTACACCAGTTTGTAATTTATTTTTTAGATGTGGTTGGTGTGCATTCACCGCTCCAACATCTTCAATACCCATAAACCATGATCGATCTTCGAGCAACCAATCAATATTACCAGTAATAATAGTATCAAGGTCTAAGTAAACCATTCGATCTCCAGCTTTATTTGCTGGATCAAATAGTTGTAGTTTATTCCACCATCCTTCGTATCCAGGTCTTAGTATTTTTGTTTTAACACCTGGAATTCCTTTATCAGAAAAGCATACAAATTCATGGGGAATTGTTGTATTTCGTTCTACTGCTGCTTTTAAATTATAAACATAATCTATAGAAAACTTATTGCCCCAATAGACACAAGCGACTGTCACTGTCATATTATACTTCCTCTATCACATAGTCCTTATTATACATATGCTTGGCTAAACACCCTTGTTCTTTTTGGATGGTTGTAAATGTTTCTCTTACCTCTACTGGCCAAGGATAATATTCCTCTAGAAATGGAAATGTTTCAACATTTAAGAATACATCAGTAGGTCTAGCTTCAAGTCTTGCTCTTTCAACAAGCACTTTAGCAGCGTTTGGTTTGACACGATAAGCGTGTGCTCCAGGAAAATATGGCTTAGAAACTAAACGATTTCTACCAAGCATTGGTGGTTGATTAAAATTACCATATGATGGTTTACCAAATGAAATACAACCATTATGCTCTACATTTGGTATATTGTCCATAATAATAGCATCATGTTCAAATATAGTAACTTCTTCATTCATCTCTATTGATGTTAACCACAAAGCAAAGTGAGAACAGAAAGCTGCACGGGCATTATCCTCTCTTGAAAATTTATTATTATCAAAGAGTTTATCGTTTATCTTTTGTTCTTTAATAAAATCTTTACAAGTTGCTGGAGTAAATGCTTCAAAGAAATCGATTTGTAAATCAAATCGTTCTCCCGATTGAATACATTTTTCTGCAGCTAAAATAGATTTATCATTGTCACGTAGTGTAATAACAAAATTTTTCATAATTATCCTTGGGTTGTAGATTTAATCCCTTGTAATCCAGTAAAGAATGGATATGCTTGATGTAATACTGGACCCATTAATTGTCTACACATCAATGCGTCATTTGGCCATAAACCATACTCACCAATTATTGATAAGAGTTTACGTGCTGGCTTTGGTCCAATTATATATGCTGAATTTCCAGCAATGCCTTGAGGAATTTCTTTTGAATCAATCCAGGGAGATGGTACAGTAATTGAAGGGCTTTCATTTGAAGCCTCCATAACTTTTTCTAAATAAACATTAGCTTTTCTTGTAGCCCCGCGTGGATCATTTAGACCAATAATACCAAAATCATCACTAGCGTTTAGAGTTTCATCTTTTTTGATATACATTTTTCGCCAATGTTCAATAGTAAATGGTCTTTTCATAATAGCATCATGTTCAAAGATAACTATTGGATGATTTAAATTAGCTGCAGTAACCCATAATCTCATATGAGAAACTAAACATGCTACAACCTTTCTATAATCTTTAGCACCATAGCCACTTAATTCTAATCCACTTTTTAAATCCAAACGCTTTTGTCCTGGAGTGGTTGGCCATGTCCAAGCATCTAAAGTTAAACCAAGCTTTTCAAGATCTTCATCCAAAGTTTCTAGAGTTGTGGCTGGATATATTACTGGATTAAATAGACTTTTTGTCTGGCGTATAGATTGAATTAATTTTCTAGCGCCTACAGTAGACGCTGAGTCGTTATGCATTGTAATAATAAACGATGGAATTCCAAAAAGAAGATTTTGTTCTATCTTATTTGTGAATGCACTCAAGTCACCATTAAATATATTAGAATTGAAATTATCTTTTATGGAATTTACTAAATCATTCATTGGAAAACCTATTTTTAGATCTATTTATTCTTCTATTAAACCGCGTTCTACTAATTCATAGTAGTTTTTCATCTTAGCACCATAAACTCCATCTTCATCTCCATATGGTCTTTTGCGGATATGAATCAAATAAGACTCTTCAACTTTTGGAAGATAATGACTATATTGCCATTTCTCATCCAGCGATTTATCATAGACACTATAACCTAGTTTACCATACACCGCAAGCATATGTAGAATGCCTTCATCAACATATGGCTTTGGACTAATTTGACGCATCATAGCTTTTGTGGTTGGATTAATTTGTTCTCTGAATTTAAGTCGTGTTTCTTTATCTAGTACATAACATGCACCGGACCAGAGCTGGACATTACGATCTGAGAATCCAGGAAACTCTCTACAGAAATTTGGATGTTGACGATCTCTATGGACTGAATCATAGCAGGCTACT